TAGTCGTGACTTTCTGTACATCTGCAAATCCTGCCAAATCGACAGCAATGTAATAATTACCATCAGTAGGTTCTTCCTCACTAAATCTAACATCTTCTTCTTTAAAGAGTTCACTGCCGTGCGCCTCGAAGGATGCCATAAACTCCTGACGGAAAGAGAAGGCTGACATAGAGCCTTTAGCTGCTTCAATCTCTTCAGGATCAAGTAACGGGTTATCGTAGCTAGTGAAGTGGTAGCCCTTGAACGTAGGGTCTTCAGAGATACTAGCGTACTGGTATAGATCGTAGAAGTGGTTACGACCCATAGGTGTACCAATAAAGAGCGCATCACCCTTCTGATCCGCCAATGCAGGACGTAGGATTTGCTCCCACACCTCTGGCTTCATGTCTGCGTACTCATCCATACACAGGAACTTTAGACTAACACCACGCATGGTCTCTGGTCTATCAGCACCCTTTAGAGAGATGGTGCAGCCATTGATCAGCTTAATCTGTAGGTTGTTAACGTGGGCTGTAGAGATAACATTGTGTGCTAGCTCCAGCAACAACTGCCACATAATGTCTCTAGCCTGACCCTGTGTAGGGGCAACGTAGAACACCTGACCTTTCTTATCAGACAACGCGCTGATGATTAACCGCCAAGCAGCTAGTCTACTTTTCCCTGTACGTCTACCCGCAGCCACTACTTTAAAGCGTGTGTCGTCTTCCCAGACTTCTTGCTGCCAAGGTAATAGCGAGACATTAAGATCAGTCAAGCTAGTACGTCCACATTACAGGAGGCTCATTACCGTCAAGGTCGCGGATGTCAACATGCACAAAGCTACTAGCAACTCCAATTCCTGAAAAGCCCATCGAGATAGCCTCTTGAACAATCCTAAACCGTTGTGTACCGTCATTGACTTTAATATCTGCTGCGATGCCTTGGGCATGAGTTCCGGGTGTCTCCTTCTTTGCTTCTATGGGGTGGTCTACTGATCTGTAGCCACTTGTAATAACGAAGGGGAAACCACATCTAGCACGTAACAAATCTAACTTCAGCAACAGCCTGTCACTAATCTCATTCTCGCCAGTGTACTGACAAGCAAACTCTTCCTTAGTAAAATAGTCTAAGTCTTGATTTATATCATACATCTGTATAGTCCCCTTCAATGGGTTCTTCTTGGCCGCCGGATATGACTGTAGTCTCACCGCCAACACCTGTAATAGAGATGTTGATGGCACTCTTGCCTCCGCTGGCTTTATCCTTTTCAAAATAACTGACAGGTAGTAACCTATCCATGCAGAGCTTCCATGCTGCTGCTTGATTCTTGTGGTCATCGTCCAAGGCTGCTGACAATATACTATCTAGCACCTTCCTACTCTTAGGAGATGCCAGCATTCTAGCCTTGTATTCGTTAATGACCGCAGCATCACCCTTGGGCCGCCCTACTGAGTTACGTTTGCCCTTAGTTTTTGACACAACTGCTGTTTTCTTTGGTCGGCCCACCCGCTTTGCGGGCTGACTACCCTTAGGTTCTTTAGTATTCATTGTATTTCCCTTAGTACTTAAGGATACTTAAGTATACTTTAGTTAGTTTCTTTAATTATTATTAAAAGATCAATCCTAACGATGCTTAAGGATACTTAAGGGCGCGGGGTAATCTTTATCTTCTTTAGTATACTATAAATTATACCATATTTCTAACCAAAAGTCAAGTCTTTTCTTTACTAATGTTAACATATTTATACATAAGGGCCGTCCCTTTAATAGCTTTTGGCTATACAGGTGTCATCTTAGGAATACACAGGTATTACAAGGAGTTATGGCATGCACAGGTAGTCATAAGTAAATGTAATTATACACTCTTTTTTCCAAATTGCTACTATTTTGTATACAGGCGGGTACTAAGACAAGCTGCTGGCCACGTCAGGCCCCCCGGGGGTCTATTTATCCACAGGTTATACACAAGCATCCACAAGTTATCCACAGGCTGCCATGTTGGCACGGGTATTGCATGGGATTCCACAGGGTTAAGTGTGGGTATGCAATAGGATACCTATGGAGCCACCACCACTGTATGCATACACAGGTTGACACAGGTCTTTCACTATGATATCTACACGCGCACACATAGTATAAAAGGTAGGCTTATCAGATAGCGACATGATTTATCTATATGCGACAAAGGGTAAATTAATTGCAAATAGTTGTTGACAGGGTTGCACAGGTTGATACAATGGCCCCATCAAGACAACAACACAGAGGTACACAAGATGACATACGGCGACAGCATAGCGTTTGCAATACTAGGAATCACCGTGTTAATATGGGTCAACCTACAAATGATGGGAGTAATTTAAAATGAAACATTGGGAACTGGAACACAACGGCGAACATATCCGCATAGAGTGGAACGAGTCAGCAACCTTTAACCTACAAACGCCCATTGGTGGCGAATGGGTAGATTATCATTGCTTCACATGTTACGGTATTGATACAGAACAAGAAGCACTAGAGCATGCCTATGAGATGCTGGAAACATTGGAGGAAGTGTAGTTGCTTTATCGTGTCCACTAGCCTATAGTGGGCATTATTAAACCAACTAAACAACAATGAGGCAATACAGATGAAACTTAAGCAATTAGGTAGTAACATGACTGAATTAGCAACAAATAGCGGAGCAGTTATATTGTTTAGCTACTCAACACCAGTGGCGGCGATGCTCCCGTCTGGTCAATATGTTAAAACTAGCGAATGGTACTCACAAACCACAACACGACATATTAACAAATGGTTGCAAGGTGTGTTTGCTGATGTTGAGACACGTAGCCCAGAGTTTATTTCCAATCTAACAGAGAAGGTGGCATAATGAAAACCAAAGGCGAAGTGATTAGATTTAAACTTGAGTTTATGGCGCTGATGTTAGCATCAGGACGCACAGAACACGCAGAGGACGTATTGCAGGAGGCGCTGGCCTTATGTGATACTGTAACGGAACAAATGCCAGAGGAGGCAGCGTAATGGGATTAAGTTATGCAGGATATAGGGAAACACTGTCTAAACTCTCAAGAATGTATAGAAACTCATATAGACAGGACGGCCATAAAGCCGCACAACCGTGGCGCGATATGATGCGACAGGTACGCGTAGACTATCCAGAATACGGTGATAGATACACGCGAGAAGCTTTGGGTTTTCCACCAAAAAAGGAGGCAGCGTCATGAATGACTTGTACTGGTACGCCAAGTGGTGTACAATCGGTTTCACTGTGGGTTTCTTTATAGGCTACGGGGTGACATCATGGATAATATCATAGCGGAGGTGGTGGGCTGGTCTACACTGACAGCCATTGTAATAGCCGTACACAAAGGCGTGTTCTGGTTAATGACTAACAATATATTGGAGTATTTTATATGAAAAATAATGAGTATCATGGCGACGAGCATCTATTGGATGATGATGAGTATCCACCCATGCAGCAATGGGAGATTGATGAGGCACTGGCGGATATAATAGGCGATGACAAATGGCTGGAAAAACAACAGGCGAAAACCAATGATAATATTTAACAGAGTGTTAAGCGTAGAGTACAGGCTGGGTGTAGGTTTTGATCTTGAGTTCCCAGACAGTCGCCCGGTTTGGGTCTACAATACAAACACAGGCAAGACAGAGACCATGCCATTCCAAGGAGTCATTTTACATCTGCCCCTGTGTCTGGTATCATACGGTCGGGTTTATGAGGAGGTTTACGAATGATTTTATTCACAATAGCAAGTGCTTTATTTGTTTCCTTTGTGGCTTGGCTGGTGTATACTTCCCTGACGCTGGAAGACCCGGCACTAGACAACACAATTGAGGATGACTACTATGAGTAGAATCAAAGAGGAGATGATGGGCTATGAGTACACCCAGAACGATTGGATTGAGCCACAGGCGCACGTTATGGTCGACGAGCTAGTCGAGTATCAGGTATACTGCATGACGCTCTCAGAGCTAACCCAGAGGGTCACAAAACAGATGCGTGATGAGTACTATAGCAATCCCTATGACAATATGACTAGACAATACAGAGAGGCATTCCCAGATGAGTAGATGCAAAGCGTGTGACGTTATCCTGAACGAATATGAACTAAAGAAGGTAGACAAAGAGACCGGGATACACTTAGACCTGTGTAATATCTGCCTGTCTCATAGCGATGAGGCCATGCATGACAGCTTTGGGCAATTAAGCGAGAAAGAGTTTGACGTTCTCTTAAATACTTGATATAATACTCAGGTAGTAAGGGATAAATTAATTATTAATCATTAAAGTATTAACCAAACGATCCTTAGGGGTCATAACATAGAGGTAGTAACCATGGCAGTATTAGAAGGATTAGTAGCATTTGAAAACCTAGACGAACATGAGATGTATCAGGGTCAGTCAACCGGAAAGTTCTCTCTGGTTCTCAGCTTGGATGAACCAACAGCAGATACCTTGGCTGGTTCAGGTGTCAAGCTCCGCGAGTACGAGGGAGTCAAGCAGCGCAAGTTCAGCACCAAGTACGATGTCCCGGTGATGGATGCAGAGGGCAACCCGTTCAAGGGTCGCATTGGTCGAGGCTCTAAGGTGCGTATCATGTACGCAGAAGGCCAGCCACACCCTGTACACGGCACCAGCACGTACCTGAACAAGATCAAGGTGCTTGAGGTAGCTGAACAGGAAGGCGGAGAGGACTTCTAGTGGCGGTTGAGTCAACATTCGTCCAACATGAGCCATGCCCTTCGTGTGGCTCATCGGACAATCTGGCTCGCTATAGTGATGGTCATGCAGTCTGCTTCTCTGGGGGCTGCAACTATTACGAACATGGCAACGGTCAGATAGGACAAGTAACACAACGCAAACCAACGAGGTCATTAGAGATGACAGGTGTAACAGCGGCAATCCCTGATAGACGTATCTCACAGTCAACGTGCCAGCGGTACGGTGTGACAGTTGAGTACGGCACTGACGGACAAATTGTCAAGCATCACTACCCGTACCACAACAAGGACACAGGCGCGGTGACAGGAACCAAGGTGCGGATCACCGAAACTAAATCATTCTATGCAACAGGAGAGTTCAATGAGGCAGGGCTGTTCGGCCAGCAGGCTTTCAAGACGGGCGGTAAGTACATCACGATCACAGAAGGCGAGGCGGACGCACTTGCTGTCAACGAAATGTTCGACGGAAAGTGGCCAGTCGTCTCCATCAGATCAGGTGCAGCCGGAGCAGCCAAAGACATCAAAGCGAACCTAGAGTGGCTTGAGACCTTTGACAATGTGGTGATCTGCTTTGACAACGACAAGGCAGGACAGGAAGCAGCCAAGTCGGTGCTTAATCTGTTCACCCCCAACAAGGCCAAGAATGTCACACTGCCAGCCAAGGATGCAGGCGATATGCTTAAGAGCAATCAGGTGCAGGCGTTTGTTAAGGAGTGGTGGAACGCTAAGACATTTAGACCGGACGGTATTGTCTCAGGTTTAGATACTTGGGATTTACTTCAAGAGAAGAGGGATGTCAAGTCCATACCCTATCCTTGGGACTGCTTGAATGCTTTTACCTACGGCTTTAGACCGCAGGAGTTAGTGACCATCACATCAGGGTCAGGAATGGGTAAGAGCCAGATCATGCGAGAGCTTGAGTATTATCTACTGAAGAACACGGAAGACAACATCGGCATCCTAGCTCTGGAGGAAGACATACCTAAGACTACGTTAGGTATTATGTCTATGGAGGCTAACAAATTACTTCACGTACCAGAGGTACGAGCAGGGGTATCAATAGAGGAAGAGCGTGGTTACTGGGAAAGGACGTTTGGTTTAGATAAGTTACAGTTGTTAGATCATTGGGGTAGCACAAGCGAGGACGATCTGTTAGGCCGTATACGATACATGGCTAAAGGTCTGGACTGCAAGTGGATTATCCTTGATCACCTGAGCATCGTGGTCAGCGATCAGGACAACGGTGACGAGCGTAAGGCTATCGACAGTATTATGACTAACCTCCGCAAGCTGGTTCAGGAGACAGGTGTAGGGCTATTCCTAGTATCACACCTTCGCAGACCCAGCGGTGCCAAGGCACACGAGGACGGTGGGAAGATTAGCTTGGGTGAGCTACGTGGTTCTGCGGCCATCGCACAGCTCAGTGATATTGTGATTGGCTTGGAGCGTGACCAACAACACGTTGACCCTGAGATACGCAACACCACCACGGTACGTGTATTGAAGAATAGGTTTGTAGGTCTGACTGGCCCCGCGTGTTACCTGTACTACGATAAGGAGTCAGGCCGCATGATTGAGACAGCCTGTCCTACAGGAGATAACGCGGAGTTCTAATGCAAATCGTATTCGACATAGAAGCTAACGGCCTTAAGCCTACAAAGGTCTGGGTAATTGTAGCTACGGAACTGGACACCGGTGAGACGCATACGTTCTCAGGTGATTCGTTACTAGCGTTCAACGATTACATTGCAGGTCTTGGAGAGTGTGAGATCATAGGTCACAACATCATTGACTATGACATCCCTGTCCTTGAGGAGCTGCTGGGTACAGACTTTAGTAAGTGCAAGGTTACCGACACATTAGTCATGTCGAGACTGGCCAACCCTTCACGAGAGGGCGGTCACTCTCTCCGTAACTGGGGTGATAGACTTAATCAATCTAAAGGAGACCATGATGACTGGGATAATTATTCGCAGGATATGGTGGACTATTGCAAGCAAGACGTTAATGTTAATGTGCTGGTGTACAAGAGATTACTTCTTGACCTTGCAGATTTTGGAGCTGAAAGCATTGTCCTTGAACACCAAGTACAAAGCATTGTATCACAGCAAATTAAAACAGGCTGGCTCTTAGATCAAGAGAAAGCATTTGGATTACTAGCAGAACTAAAGGAGAAGAAGAATGACCTTGAAGACGAAGTGCATAAAACTTTCAAACCGTTACCAACATTTGTCAAAGAGATTACCCCTAAGATTAAGAAAGATGGTGCGTATTCGGTTGTTGGGCTTAAATTTCTAGGCGAACAGTGGACTACCGCAGTAGCTCCCTTCAGCCGTCTTGACTACCCAGAGTTTAACTTGGGTTCACGACAGCAGATAGGACGATACCTCCAGTACTTTGGCTGGAAGCCTAAGCAATTTACTGAGACAGGACAAGCCATCGTAGACGAGGCGGTGCTGAGTACAGTGAAAGGAATACCACAGGCTTCCCTGATAGCTGAGTACCTGATGATACAGAAGCGTGTCGCACAGGTGCAAAGCTGGCTAGACGCAGTCGAGGATGACGGTAGAGTACACGGGTATGTGAACACCAACGGAGCAGTGACAGGACGCATGACGCACTCCAGTCCCAATATGGGGCAGGTACCAGCGGTCTACTCACCCTACGGCAAGCAGTGTCGTGATGTGTGGACGGTACAGGAAGGATACAAGTTAGTTGGTATGGATGCCAGCGGTCTTGAGCTACGTATGTTGGCACACTACATGAACGATGAAGGATACACAAATGAAATACTCAACGGAGATATACACACGGCAAATCAGTTGGCTGCGGGCCTTGACACTAGAGATCAAGCTAAGACTTTCATCTACGCTTTCCTGTATGGGGCCGGAGATGCCAAAATCGGAAGCATCGTTGGTGGAACTAGAAAGGACGGTCAGAGACTTAAGGAAAAGTTCCTCGCAAATACGCCAGCTCTTGGAGAGTTACGAACACGAGTTGGAATGGCGGCTACAAGAGGCTATGTTTATGGCTTGGATAAAAGAAGGATCGCCATACGATCAGAACACGCTGCATTGAATAGCTTACTTCAGTCAGCCGGGGCTATCGTTATGAAGAAAGCCTTGTGTTTACTGCATGAATATGCTATACTATGGGGTATAGACTTTAACTTTTTAGGGAACATCCACGATGAAATCCAGACAGAAGTCAGACAGGAGAAGTCAGAGGTTTTCGGAAGACTGGCAGCAAGCTGTGTTGAAGCTGCGGGCCTCCACTACGAACTCAACTGCCCTCTCGCCGGAGATTACAAAGTCGGAACCAGTTGGGCAGATACCCACTGATAAGGAGTGTATCAGCTGCTCAGTACCTTTAACGCAAGACAACTGGTATGAGTCCTTTGTAGCTAAGAAGCATTACAAATGTAAGACATGTTATGACATACGCAGAGTAGAGAATAGGATTAAGAGAGGGGAAAGGTCTCCCAGCCTGTTGGCTAAACTGTTCGGCTGGAAGACACAGGAAGTGTACAATCAAGTCAAGGAAGGGTATGTATATGTAATGACTAACCCGGCGTGGCCTGAGTGGGTCAAGGTAGGGATGGCGGTAGACTCAGAGGATAGGCTTAAGAGTTATCAAACATCCTCACCGTTCAGAGATTACATCTTGGTTTATTCCTACGAGGTAGATGACAGGAGAGCGGCGGAGGCAGCAGCACACGTAAGACTAGCAAAGGAATGTGACAACATCAACGAGTGGTTCAGGTTGCCACCTCCGATAGCAAACGAACTAATACTGGAAGTGATACATGAGTACTAATAAAACAACGAACAATGTAGTAGCGGACATTTACGCACTGATGGAAAGCAAGGATGCTGACCCCTCTGTAGATGTAGAAGCAGAGATAGAGAAGTTCGGAGAAGGTGTCAAGGCACTGATGCGTACTGAGTTTGGTCGGAAGAAGCGAGAGGATAACCGGAGGCTTCGCCTCAGTAATATCGGCCGCACCGACAAGTATCTCTGGAATCACTTTAACGGTACAGAAGGTGAAGAGCTGCAGCCACACACCTACATCAAGTTTATGTACGGTCATTTGATTGAAGAGATGTTGCTGTTCCTGACCCGCATGGCTGGACACACAGTAACTGACGAACAGAAGGTATGTAATGTTGAAGGAATTGTGGGTCACATGGACTGCAAGATTGACGGTGTTGTTACTGATGTCAAGTCAGCAAGCAGCTTTGGGTTCAAGAAGTTTAAGGATGGTACACTGGCATACGACGATCCCTTTGGTTATATTGATCAGATCAAAGCCTACGCACACTCAGAGGGACAGACAGAGTTTGGATGGCTTGCAATGGACAAGGCCAACGGACACCTGACCTACCTCAAGTATGACTTGAATGACACAGAGGCTCCTGTTTACGAGGTATTGAAGGGCGACATAGTTGACAGGGTGAAGCATGTAAAAAAGCTAGTAGAGCAGCCAGAGCCAGCGGAGTGGTGTTACCCACCCGTACCGGACGGCAAATCAGGAAACTCAAAGCTATCTATTGGCTGCTCTTACTGTCAATTCAAAGACCACTGCTATCCAAACTTACGGGTCTTCGCTTACTCCTACGGGCCAAAGTATTTAGTAGACGTAGTAAAGGAACCCAAGGTACAGGAGGTAATGCCAGATGAAGAGGGCTTTTAGGTCAGGACTTGAGAAGGATTTATCAGAGAAGCTAGATGGACATTACAAGTTTGAACCGTATGGCATACCGTACACAGTACACAAGAAGTATCTACCGGACTTCGTACACGAGGACAAGGCAATACTGATAGAGTGTAAAGGGTTCTTCAGGGTAGGTGACACACAGAAGTACACAGCCATTAGAGATTCAATGCCTGAGTGGGAGTTAATCTTTGTGTTGTCAAACCCTAACAAGAAGGTACGTAAAGGTGGCAAGATAACTATGGGAGAGTGGTGTGAGAAGGAAGGGTTCCAGCACTACACTGTAGAGACAGCCAAGGAGATGACACGGTACATCAAAAGGAAGAAAGTCTAATGGCCTTGACATTGGAGGAACTTAAAGAAAAGATTGTAATGTTCTGTGACGAAGAGATGATATGTGAGTTGTTAAACATTACCACGACAGACTTAGTAGAAGCATTTGAACATAGACTAATTAGAAACTTTGACAGAATAACAGAGGACTTTGATGATGAGACTCAATGACGCAACACCAGCACAGTGGGATGCCCTGAGAAAGCAAGCACCTGCTATTGAGAAAAAGACAGGACTAGAGGCATGGATGAAGGCAGCACACGATGAAGATGCAGACCTCTGGGAAGACGAGGAAGAAGAAGACATGGTAGGTGCGCCTAAGCACTACAACTCAGGGAATATAGAGTGTATTGATGCAATAGAGGAATCCATGTCCAGTGTTGCATTCAAAGGCTACCTCAAGGGTAACTGCCTGAAGTATCTGTGGCGCTATGACTACAAAGGCAAGCAGGTAGAAGACTTACAGAAAGCTGGTTGGTACTTACGAAAGCTAACAGCAATGGTAACAGAGGAGAATAGCTGATGGACAGACAACCTAGATTTGAGCTGATACACTATCCAGAGTTCGGAGAAGTAGAGAGGATATGTCCAGCAGTCAAGATAGTCTATACGATATATAACGATGGGTTAACATTATCTGACATGAGAGAGCAGTTTGATTACTTCTTAAGAGCATGCTCCTACCACATACCACCAAATGAGGAATAATAATGGATCAGTACCAACAGTTTATACACAAGAGCCGCTACGCACGATGGCTACCTGAGCAGAAGCGCAGAGAGCGTTGGGACGAGACAGTCAACCGTTACGTAGACTTCTGGAAAGACCGTGGACAGATAGACGAGACAGTAGCTTTAAAAATGTTTAACGCCATTCACAGCATGGAAGTCATGCCTAGCATGCGCTGTATGATGACAGCAGGTGAAGCTCTAGACAAAGACAACGTAGCTGGATTTAATTGTAGTTACTTAGCCATTGACTCACCACGTAGCTTTGACGAGTTGATGTACGTGTTGATGTGCGGTACAGGCGTAGGCTTCAGCGTAGAGCGTAACTTCATTACCAAGCTGCCAGTAGTTGCGGAGACCTTCCATAAGACTGACAGTGTTATTGTTGTTAGTGATAGCAAGATAGGCTGGGCCTCTGCATTCCGTGAGCTGATAGCTATGCTGTATGCTGGTAAGATACCTGAGTGGGACATGAGCAGGGTACGACCAGCAGGGGCTAGACTGAAGACCTTTGGCGGACGTGCAAGCGGACATGAACCACTGCTAGACCTGTTCAACTTCTGTGTAGAGATATTCCAGAAGGCCGCAGGACGTAAGCTCACGAGCATTGAGTGCCACGATGTAGTGTGTAAGATAGCGGACATTGTAGTGGTCGGTGGTGTGCGTAGATCAGCCCTAATCAGCCTCTCTAACCTGTCTGACCCACGTATGGCGAAGGCTAAGTCAGGAGACTGGTGGAGGCATGAGGGCCACCGTAGGCTTGCTAACAACAGCGTAGCGTACACTGAGAAGCCAGACTTTGAATCCTTCTTAGGCGAGATGCAGAACATGTACGAGAGTAAGGCAGGAGAGCGTGGTATCTTTAGCCGTGTAGCAGCTCAGAAGATTGCAGCACGTAACGGTAGGCGTGACCCTGATCAGGACTTTGGTACTAACCCATGCTCTGAGATTATCCTGCGTAGCAACCAGTTCTGTAACCTGTCAGAGATTGTAGTACGTCCTGATGACACACTGGCTAGTCTCAAGAAGAAGGCAGAGATGGCTGCTATCATTGGCACACTACAGGCTACCTTGACAGACTTTCGTTACCTGCGTAACTGCTGGAAGAAGAACACTGAGGAAGAAGCACTACTGGGTGTCAGCATGACAGGCATTATGGATCACTACCTGTTGAGTAAGGGAGAGTCTAAGGACTTAGGCAAGTGGTTGGAGGAAGTACGAGATGTTGCTTTGGATACGAATAAGGAGTGGGCTGCGAAGCTTGGCATTAACCAGTCTGCGGCTATTACATGCGTCAAGCCTAGCGGTACTGTATCTCAGCTTGTCGATAGTGCTAGTGGTATCCATCCTCGCTTCTCTAAGCATTACATTCGCAGAGTACGTAGCGACCACAAAGACCCGCTTGCAGTCTTCATGGCACAGTCAGGATTCCCTGTAGAGCAGGATGTGATGTCACCTACGTCCTCAGTCTTTAGCTTCCCTGTGAAGGCTCCAGAGTCCTCTGTGACGGTTAAGCAAGTAGGAGCTATGCAGCAGCTAGAGCTTTGGAAGGCTTACCAGAATCACTGGTGCGAACATAAGCCAAGCATCACTGTGTACTATACGGATAGTGAGTTCCTGCAAGTAGCACAGTGGATATGGGAGAACTTTGATCTGTGTAGTGGGATTAGTTTGTTGCCATATAGCGATCATGTATATCAACAAGCTCCTTATGAGGACATTGACGCTGAGAAGTATGATGCGCTAGTAGCGGCAATGCCAGTGGGTGTGAACTGGGAAGACTTAGGTGACTTTGAACAGGAAGATAACACGACAGGAAGTCAAGAGTTAGCGTGTGTAGGTGGTGCGTGTGAGATAGTTTAGATAAAACTTAGGGGCCGCAATGGCCCCTTTTTTTATTCTTCTGAATCAGCAGTAGCTGCTAAGAGACCAGCCCCTGTTAAAGGATCAGCCCCACGTAACATGCCACCGACTGTAGGTCTAGCGGCTACGTAGTCTTGCAACACTTGTTCCATCTCAGGACGGTCTTCTCTTTTAACAGGCTTGTTTTTACTACGAGGAACAACAGGCTTACCTGCTTTTTCTAAGGCTTGTTCTGCCCACTTTGTACCCATAAGGTCTAAATGCATTGGGCCTGATATAGCCATAAGCTCACGAGGTAAAGCCTTCTCAAGTATCTTACCGACTATTGGTAGTTTCTCTAAAAAGTCATGCTTGTCAGACATAAAGCCTATTGCTCTGCCGTTAGGCAACACCTTCATCAGCCCGTTGACACCACCTTCAACAACCGCTGAACCTTTCAGTCCAGCCTGTACCCAAAGACCGTTTTTCTTGACATCTTCTAAAGAAGAATTTACCTTGAATCCTCCTTCCTTCTCTGAGATGTCTTTGAGTTTACGCCACATCTCTTCAGTTGAAAGTTTACCTTTTTGTTCTGCAATTATTTTTCTTATGTGTTTGTTAGCTGGGTGTTTAAAAGCTAAGTCTTTTAGGTGGTCTCCTGACCTGCCTCCGCTTGGCTCTTTGAACACAACTTTCCGCTTAGGGTCGACTGTATTTCCCCATGCTTCATTAATCTTATCATAAGCAGTTGTCAACACAGCTTTAGGTGTAGATATCTTTTTACCTTCTGGAGTGGTAAACTTAGTAGCCTTTGCTCCCTTTACAAAATTATCTAAAGTGTCAGCAGCGTACCCTTGAACATTAGCAAAATCTTCTATCTCTAACAGAGGATTACCTAGCTCCCCTTTTCTGTCAGACTGTTCAATGATGTGTCTGTTATAGACAACCTGTGCAACTGCTTTGTCCAAGTCTCTATCTGAAGGATTACCCTTGTTCTTAAAGAGTAAATCGTCAACAGCTTTTTGACCTTTACGGCTGATCCCTGTTTCCCTATAGAGCGCCCTTGAGAAGGGATTAAGGAGACTATCAATAGCAGCAGCAGCGCCTCCCATCCCCCACTTCATAAGTCCTGTAATTTTTTTACCAGCCAGTGCTACATTTTTATCTGTAGTTTTTTCTCCTTTAAACTTTAAAGCTACTTCGCCTAGAGTTTTTTCTAGTTCCGTAGGGTCAACATCGGGTTTATCATTACCATAGAAGTTATCAATGTAATTTTTAACACCAGCAGCCCAAGCACCTTTGTTAGCCGCCGCACCTGCTTTAACCAGACCACCACCTACACCTGCTGTTGCTACGTTGAACACGTTGGCTAAGTTCTCAGCAGTACGTGGGTTAGCCTCAGAGAAGTCAAGCACTAGCTCTGTCGCTGCTTGAGCAGGAGCTGTTGACATTACTGCTTCAGTTGCTTTAGCTGCAGCTTCTCCAATACCTAAAGCATCAGGAGTTAAGGCTGCCGCTGCGCCTCCTACTATATCACCTAGCGCGCCAGCTGCTTGACCTATACCAGACAACGCTACTTCCCCTATATTAGCGTCAATGATTCTATCTTCTGGAGGTAGCGTAGCATTAAGACGAGCTAATGCTTCGGGAGTTCTAAACTTTTTAGGTAATTTGTTTACTACATCTCTTCTGTTGGAAACATCTTGCACTGCTTGTTGTCGATCTGATAACCCGCCTAAGAATTGTACAAAGGCATTGCTTCTTGCTTTCCCATCAACAGCCATTAGTCTTCTCTCCTACGATCACTACGTCTTTTCTCTTGACGCTCGTTGTAGTTTTCAGCACCACCACCAACCCAGCTATACAGTAAAGAACCAACTAACGGCACACCTTTAAGTACGGGGGCAAAGTCAGGTTCATCTTCACCTATCTCTAATGCACCAGTAAGGGCCGCTTCAATGACAGGGGTAGCAGGAGTTAAGTAGTCAACAGTACCTTCTATAATTTTACCTTGAGACAGGTATCTATCCCAAGTATACTCTGACATACCGAAGCCTCCAATCAAAGCCCATAATGCTTTGTCAGGTATATCGTCAGCATATACTTCCCTACCTAGCATAAGGTCTTTAACTGCCTGAGTACCCATGTTAGCAGTGCTTAAGTATCCTGCTAAAAGACCTGCCTGTTTAACAGCGTCTAACTTGTTACCTTTCTTCCACTCACCTATGACTCTGTTACGTACCAGATCAAGCTGCTTAAGAGTAAAAGATTTAAGCATGTACAGTAGTCTACCATTTTTGCTGTTTAAGTATTTCTCAGGTAGCTCACTAAGGGATATAGGCTGTACGTCTGACAGTTCATTAAAAGCAAAGAACTTTACGTTTTCTGTTATTTCTCCTGCTTTTAAGTCAGCAATCAAAGACTCTGTTTCATCTCCGTATAACTTACCTATCTTCTGTCTAAACTTAGCTTCACCTTTAGGACTCTTAACCATCTGCTGCGCCTTCTTAAATGCAGAGTTAATCAGGGTTTCTTTACCTAGTTTATCTGTGAACTTAAAGAGAGCCACGCCCATAATTTTATTCAAGGCTTTAGCTGTTGCTCTTGGAGAACCCTGAGAAAGCTCTTGAGTAATTACATCGTCAAGACCTAAGTCAATAATCTTTAAGTTTTTAGTTCCAAACATAGAACCAATAGCATGTCTAAATCCATTTAAAGAAGCAGCAATACCTGCATCAGCTAACTGAGTAACAGCAGATACAGGGTTAGCAATAGTACCCATGTACCCTAAGTCTCTAATAGTAGACGCAACACCTGAAGGGCTTTGCTCACCGCCTACAAAACGTGCTGACAATAACTCAAGCATCTCTTCTTCACGGGCAGGGTCTAAGTCTCCTTCATCCATAGCTCGTTTAACTATTGCGCCAATAGACTGGTCAGTATCAAAGCGTCCTTGATCATCTAGTTTAGCAGACTTTGCTCTGCCAAAAAACTTCCGCTTCTCAATGTCACCTACTGAATTACGCAAGTACATAGCAAGTGCTTGTTCAGGATCAGCGTACTCATCCATTAAGTCATCTGTTAGTTCAGAAATCTTACGTTGTTTGGCGTAGCTAGGTTTACCACCATCTGTAGTCTGACGGTAACCACGCATTGCCAAATCAATGATCTCTGACTTTTCTTGAGTGCTTAAGTTATTTACATTTGTTTTCTTTTTAGCAGCATAAGCCTGTAATTGTTTGGTGATATAACCTTGTTCTTCCTTACCTAACCTTGCACGTAGCTTGTCATAATCCTTAACTAAACGAGGAAAGTAATTCTCTACTTCTGTAAAGGTATGACCTGCTTGTTTTAAGTCAGCAGCCGTTTGCTTCAACAACGGTTGAATAACATCTGTAAATTCTCTGTACATAGCAGGAGAAACACCACGCATAATGCTGGTTGCAGCGTCTATATTACCGTTAGCTAAATGTTTATTCAAGGTACGCTTAACCTGAGAAGGTAAGGCTTTAAGCTCCAACAAAAAAGGTTCTGCTTTCTTAGAGATAGCTGCTGTGTTTACATGAGTATCAAACTCAAACTTACGCATTCTAGCTTTAATAGCTTCAGACATGTTACCCATACGAGTAGCGATAGAGCCTAAGTATTTGTCTAAAGTTTTGCTATAGATACGAGAGGTAGCATGGTCACGAGTAACTGCTGCCTTAATAGCTTCTTGTGCTTTATCAGCAGAGTTAGGCACAGAGATTTTTGCACCAGTACGTTGTGACGCAGCGGCAAGAGCATTCGGATTAATACCCGCAGCCACTAAAGCGTCATTAAGACCACCCGTAGTACCACCTCCAGCAACGTGTTGATCTACAACAGCCTGTGCTTTTGTTTGTAACTTGCGCGCACCCTTGTCTGCTGATCTATTGCTTAAGACACTGACAGATTTACCAACAGTAGGCGCTATGATAGCTCCACCTGCTGTCATTAGCCCTGCCTTTTCCCAATCTATTTCTCCTGTAGTAGCTAAGTCTTTAGCTATGCTAGAACCACCACCATAAGCAGCGCCAATAGCAGCCATTCCTTTTAAAGACTGACCAGCAGGGGCAAGAGTAGTAGGGTCAGCCAACATTGCACCAATGTTTCCTGTTGTTCTAGCTAGAGAGTCTTCACTAGGCTCAAAGAATTGACCATAGTCATGCATTAATTCTCTTTCTTTTTTAGCTATAATCATGTCTCTACGTTGATCTGGTGTAGCAGCCATATAGCCTTCACCATAAAGCTGATCAGGAGAGGAGTAGCTAGCCATGTTTAACGGTAGTGCCACTATATCAGCAAAACTATTAACATTAAAGTCAAAAGAAAGTTCGCCAATAGGAATGTTAGCTTCAAGGAAATCACCTACGTCAGCTAAGAAACCTTGTTCTTCAGAGAAGCCATACTTAAACTGCCGCCAAGCGTTGTCTACATTAGAAGGTATAAGTTCTTTACCTATAACCCTATCGCCAGCTACTGCGCCTAGTTCTTGTAAAGTAGCTGAAGCGTTAATGTCGCTCTGTTTAAGACGTATGCCAGTATCTATGTTGTCTTTAGGATCAGAAAAAACTCTTATAATCTCGTCACCCACATAGCGGTCTCCAGCTACCACGCCTAAACTTTTAAGAGTGTCTGAGTTTTGAATATCTTCTAGTGTAAATCTAGTTCCTTCAGGAGCCGAAGGTTCTTCTGTCTTCTCAGCTACAGCATTTCGTTGAGCTTGCGCTTTACTCCTATCTTGTGTAGTAACAGGAACATTCATTTCAACACCTAACAGACCAGCACGTTGTGCCTGTGCTTTTGCTCTCCGCCCTGTAGGTTCAAACTCTAAAGTTATAGGGTTGACATCAACATCTCTTTTGGCTTCTACATTATCAATCTGCATAAGCCCTTCAAGATATTCTTTAACTTCAGGGTTATCGCGGCTCGCTGTTATAGCCGCATGATAATCTTCAGGCCATAAGACGCCATTACCTATAGCATTCTTTACTTTTTCTACAAGAATATTAGCCAAAGTTATTAATCCTTTTTATCCTTCATGTATGAAAAACTATCCCCCTGTGGGACATCAGGAATTTCTTGTGCTTGCGGTGTGCCACCTACGGGCGCTAAACCCATTGCTTGTCTTAATGCAGCTTCTCTTCCTATTGCTGGATTGTTATCATAGATACGTTCAGCAATAATATACAGTTTATCTTTAGCATCTTGATCAATATTAGTACCCCACCACTTTCCTTCAACACGACCGCCAGATGTCATCTGCTCTTTTTCTGAAAAACCTTTCCAATACAAATCGTAGTCTTCTCTGTCTTGCTTAGTAACAGTAGAAGACTTAGCAACAGGCTGTCGGCCTAACAACACAGAACTTCCAGTAGCTAAAGAACCTCCAGATAGCAAAAAGTCTACCATTTCGTCATTACCTTGTGACCTAGCAATACGTATTAAAGAATCTCTTGTGTCTTTTTCTTGACCTAACTGTTGTAAAGCAGCAGCAGTCTTAGCAGCACCAGCCAAGTCACCAGTAGCCTGTTGTATACCCGCTAGTTTACGTAAGTCCTCTGGCTTGCTTAAGTCTAAACTAGCCATAGCCATCTGTAGTTTCTCAGAAGTAGTACGAGGGTCTTGACCCATTAGCCCACGAACACCACGCTGAAGACCTTGTGCGCGTTCTGCGCCAAAAGCTAACCGTTGTTGTGATGCGTTACCGCCCATTCCCATAGGATCAGGACGACTGCTGGGCATACCCGTAAGGAGTCCTGCAATATCTGTTCTAGCCATAATTTAAAACCTCAACCAAGATGGTAAATTTCCTTCTAACCACTCAAGACCGCCGCTTAACAGACCGCCTTCGTTTGTTAAAAGACCGCCGTCAGGATTAAGTATTTTATTAAGTATTTGTTCCTGTATTGTAGCTTGTTGACCAAACAAAGAACCGAGGATTGCTTCGCCCTGCTGTAGCTGTAAACGATTAGCTAAGTCTTCAGCTTGCAGTCTTGCTTCCAAACCACCTAGTCCCATCTGTGTAGATAACTCAGTACCAGTCCTACGCCCAACATCAGCAAAGCCAGCAGGTACTTGACTAGCTGTTAACATAGACAAGGCTTGTTGCTGTGGTTGATAGCCTGCTGCCTGTAACATGCCACCCAACTGACCAGCCTGAAGCATCTCTGCTTGTGATTGCTGACGCGCACCTAAGTTAGCGCGAGCCATAGCTTCCTGACGAGCAGTCTCTTGTGCCAGTAGCTCAGGAGAAGAACCGCCATAAGCAGCAGAACCTAACCCTAAGCGCCCTTGTGACAGCATACGCTCTTCTAGTGCTAGTCGTTGACGTTCCTCTTCAGGACGCTGTATGGCTCTCATTTGTTCGTATAGCTGCGCTTGTGCTGCGGCAGGGTCTGCACCTACTTGACCAAACAAACCACCTGCTTGCTGCTGTAGCTGCGCCTGTAGGGCTTGTTGCTCTGGTGACAGGTCTATAGCAAACCCACCAGTAGGGTCTGTAGCAATGTTAGCTAGGCCACTAGTAACAGTATAAGGCTTAAACTCTGCACCTGCTCTGGCTTCTTGAGCTAACGCTTGTGCGCCTGCTTGAGCCTCACGACCTAGCTGTTGTGCGCCTCTAATGTTTTCTTGACCTAAGTAATACTGACCGCCTGTACGCAGTAAGCCACCTAAGTCAAAACCAGAACCACCTGCTGTTGCTGTGGGCGTGATAGAAAGATTCCCGCTAGGGTCTATAGTAGGAGTAGCTGTATCAGCTACATAGTTTCCTTGTGCATCGTAAGGCATTAGTAAGACCCTCCAGTAATTGTGTCAGCCGTCAGTGTGCCTGTGACGTTTACGGTAGCGGCTGTAACAGTACCAGTAAATGTAGGACTAGCTGTGTCTGCTTTAGTAGCACTCGCTATCTGTATGTTGTTAAACTCAGTGTCGATCTCTGTACCTTTAACAATCTTAGCTGGATTGCCCGAAGGGAGAGAGTCCTTGGTTGCAAAGTTGGTTGTCTTAGTATAATTAGACATTTAGATAAGTCTCCCTAATAGAGCGTGTATGTCGATTTTTTGAATAGAAAAAGCAGCATCGTTAATCTCGGCTTCAAGGCCAATAGTCACTACCTCACCACTGCCGCTGGTGTTAACCCTTGGTGTGTTGATAAGAATAGAAGAGGTGTACTCGCCTGTAGTGTTATACTCAGTAACACCATACTCAGCAATACTGCTAGAGCCGAAGGTAAAGACCTGCTTAGTGTATGAAGATGTGTAGTCATAACCCCAGTTAAGTGTAGTAGGTGTGTTCTGACCACCAATGATAGTCAAGTTAAACTTCTTCAGGAACTTTAGATTAGATGTGTTGCCAAAGTCCATAGGATTACTAAAGTAACGCATCTCGTACTTTACAGTTCCGTCTAAGTAACCTTCGTACTTAACAATGCCTGAAGAGATGCCTATGTATATATCACCACCTTCTAGTACAGCAAAGGATAGAGGGTACAAACCAGACCATGTAGTAGCTCTGTGTGACCCATCCTCTAGCTGCCTACGCATGTCAAAGCAGTAGACAATATTGCTGTCAGGTAGTGTTAACAGGTAGAAGGCTTCTTCAGAGCTGTACAGTGACTTGATAGCATTAGTCTGTAAAGGGATCAAAGACACCAAATCAGTGCGTACATTCTTGCTGATGTCACGCATAGGCATGGACTTCTCTTGCACAGTCCTGCCAAAGCTACGTACACCTGTCTCGGACAAGAACAATATATCAGTACCTGTATGTTGTACTGAGTCACGAGCTATGCAACCAACGCCTTCTATGGTGTCTGTAAGCGTCATAGAGGCAGGAGAGGAGGCTCCTGAGTACACGAGTATAGACTTCTTACCAAAGATGATTAGGAAGCCATTGTGGGCCGCTAGAGCCGTTATCTCGTCAAAGCCTGTAGGCCATACAGTAGTAACGTCTAACGAGCCTGACGTACCGCCTGTCCAATGATGACCATTTAGTAGATCAGACCAGTAGACAGTGTGCTTGTTACCTGTAATGTCTGCTGCCCAGAGACGACCGTATGCTGCTAAGACTTCATTAGCCTCTGGTGGTGTGCCTGTTGCGTGAGTATGTGCTGAATGTTCTTCCAGTACAAACGAACCACCATGGTCTGTACCTAGCACGTACTCGTGGTCTCTTTGGAATAAGTAGACATGGTCGTTTAAAGTAACAGCTTTCCAGTTATTAGCTGTAGGCGTGTACCCAGCAGGAGTAGCGTCTGTTAACGTGGTAGTGCCTGTAAAGATTTTATTGTTACCTGCTGACAGTATAACCTTATCACCAGAGTTATCAATAAACTCGTACACAGTCTCTATACCACGGCTACTGCCTAATACAGCAGCGCCATTAGTAGAAACCTCTACCCAGCCCTTACGCGCACCAATACGGCCTAGCTGATCAATAACACAGTTGTCTGCAACAGAAGCAAACGAAGGATCAATCCCTATGGGGGAGTCCTGTGTGTTTAGACCAGCAAAGCCGGGGGCGGCTACTGTTATGTTCTGTAGTTGTTGTGCCATTAAGAATACCAGATAGTTTCTTCAGGATGTTGTGACGCATCAATAGCAATAGCATCAGACAATGTTCTGTCAGCCAGAGCAAACAACTCTGCTGCGCTTGTGCCACCAGTCTCTCCACGCTCTCTAGCACCCAGTGCTGTAGCTACCTGAACAACAGGTGATGAAGGTACTGCTAGAGTCTCTGTATCTTCTGTGAAGTCTGCTGTACGTAGCACCACGTTAAATCGTAGCTGATACACACCGTCAGGCTTAGGATACACATCGACAGCATTGTCACCAGCAGCATTAACACCGTTGAAGCTGTAGAACTGTGGAGAGCCTAGAGGCGGTGTCTCAATCAAGAAAGCGTTGTCCATCCAGCGAGAAGGACGGTACTGCATGAAGAAGTCTGAAGTGTCGTTAATAACGTCCAACAGCTTCATCCTGTTCTGTGAACCAGTCAACACATAGTTAAAGGTTGTATCGTCTGTGGTTACAGTTAGTGTAGTACGCAGAGCAGTCCAGTCGTAGGAGTCTTCTACGGTACGTTTAGCATCGTTGACAAACTCTCCAATAAGTTTGGAGTAGCTGTTTTGAGAAACTGTAGATACTTCGTCCTCTCTAAGTCTACGCAATACGCTGTTGACTAATTGTAAGTATGTCATTATTATCTATACCCTTGTAGTAAAGTGCTATTAGTCAGCATGCCCGGAGGTCTAGTGCGTAACTGTGGTACTTGTTGTAAAGTTTGTTGTATTGAAGGCACAGGAACAAAAGTAAAAGGATTAAGAAGTTCTTGTGTAGCTCCTATTTGTGTTTCTAGTTGTAACAAATCACCAAAGAGAGAGTCCGTAGTGCGTGTAGCTGCTTGTCCTCTAATACCCTGAACACCTTGTTGACCTTGTTGACCTTGCTCTCCTTGCTCTCCTTGCTCTCCTTGCTCTCCTTGCTCTCCTTGCTCTCCTTGCTCTCCATCAGTGCCATCAGTTCCATCAGTGCCGTCAATACCGTCTACACCGTCTATGCCATCTATGCCATCAATACCGTCTACACCAGCTACACCGTCTATGCCGTCTATGCCGTCTATGCCATCAATACCATCAATACCATTTATGCCGTCTACCGGAGTAGGCGTCGGCTCTACCGGAGTAGGCGTAGGTTCTACCGGAGGCTGTACCGGAGGCTGTACCGGAGGCTGTACCGGAGGCTGTACCGGAGGCTGTACCGGAGGCTGTACCGGAGGCTGTACCGGAGGCTGTACCGGAGGCTCTACTGGTGGCTCTACAAGAGTAGGCGTAGGCTCTACAGGAGGCTCTACTGGAGGTTGAGGCTCGAAAGGAGGAATATAAATAGGAGGTGTTTCTTCTTCTTCTAAAGATTTTTTTTCGTATTCATCCATCTCTTCAGCAGTAACAATGCCATCATTATTAACGTCTAAAGTATTAAAATCAGCGTCTAACCATGTATCACCAAAAACATCTTCAAAAGAAGTAGGATCGTATTCAAAACTTTCTCCTTCTGCTGGTATTACTGGAGGAGCTACAGGCTCTGGAGCAGGTGCTGGCGTAGGTGCTGGAGCAGGCTCAGGAGCAGGTGCTGGAGTAGTGTCTGTAGTAGTGTCTGTAGTAGTGTCTGTAGTAGTGTCTGTAGTATCTACAGTACCAGCAACTGTTTCTACAGGTCTTGTATCAACTGTATTGGCTGCGGCAGCGGCGGCATCTGCTGCAGCTCTAGCGGCATCATCAGAGTCAGTGTCTTCTGATGTGATTTCTTCAGTAGGTAGTTTTACGTCTACTTCTATAGGGTCAGCAGTAATATCTACGTCTTCAAACTCAGCATCTACGTCTTCCTCTACTGTACTAGTGTCTGGGGTAACGCCTGTAACATCTACTACTTCACCTGTAACGCGGTCAGTAACGTTTGTTTCAAAGTCTCTTTCTGCTTCTATAGCTGCTATGACTGCTGCTAAATCATCGTCATCGTCTTCTTCTTCAGCTATACCTCCAAGACCTGCACCAGCTCCAACAATATCTACAGGAACACCACCAAAACTTAAACCAGCTTCTGTTACTCCGCCAGTAATAGGGGAACCACTTGACGCTGTGAAAC